AGTATTGCAGCCGTCAGAGAAAGATCTGATAGCTGCATACTCTTTTGCAGTCTCGGCAAAGACAGCCTCGTTTTGCTCGACATGCTCTATCCGAAATTTGAGCGTGTCGTTTGCGTTTTCATGTATTTCGTTGAGGGATTGGAGCACATCGAGCGTTGGGTAGGCTGGGTAAAGTCCAAATATCCGAAGATCGAGTTTGTGCAGATACCTCACTGGAACCTCACCTATATTCTCAGATATGGCATGTACAGCGTCGCCAATCCGAAGGTTAAGATCTTGAAGCTTGCCGACGTGGTGAAGGCCATGCGCCTGAAATACGGAATCCATTACGTGTTTCTCGGTATGAAGAAGGCCGACGGAATGAATCGCAATCTGATGTTGAAAGGTTACGAGGCAAAGAACTATGAGAATAACGGCATGGTCTATCCGTTGGCAGACTGGAACCAGCGCGATATCCTTGCTTACATGAGGCAGAAACGCCTGCCGCAGCCCGTCCGTTATTCCCTCAAAGCGTCCAACGGAGTAGGTTTCAATCTTGACTGCTTTCTGTGGCTGAGAGAGAACTATCCGCAGGATCTTGAAAAGATTTATAAAACATTCCCCATGTCCGAAAGGATCCTCTGGGAATACGATCAACAACATAAAGAATAATAAGCCGAGTCAGAAGGAAGAGTATAAATGACATCATAGCACAGAGCAACAGGATCTACAGACTGAGCGACTACCCTAATGTGACCAACAGAAACGGAAGGGCTAACGAAATAGTGCAACGCTATAACAGGAATATACAGAACGCGAGAGGTGCTCAGTTTTGGCGGGGCGATATCATGCAGGAAACAAACAGAAGATATTCCCGTAGAACCTACATGGGTCTTTCTAACGGATAGTAAATAAAATCAAAATAATAGCCGAGTCAGAAGATACAGCTATATTGGCAATGACGGAAGGGTGAGAAGGTCAACGTCGAGGACACGCCAGAATGTCCGTGAGACATCGCGGAGGCTCATGTCCCAGGCAACGACACCTGAGCGTAGGAGAAGGATCCGCAGCGTTTCCGCAAGATACCGCAACATCTTGGACGGTCAGATAACGAACTCCGTGGGCAGCGTGTATCGCACCACAAGGGGAAACCGCTCTATATACTCCAACCAGTCATTAGGACTGTCTAACGGTTAAGATACAATGGCAACGAAGAGTTATTTCACATCGCAGACGGTTGAGCTCAAACGCTCACAGATCCACTTCGCAGAGTACAACCCACGTACCATCAGCGAAGAGGGAAAGAAAGCATTGCGTCGCTCTATCCGCAAATATGGCGTGGTAGGCGGTATCGTCGTCAACAAGCAGACTGGCTACACCCTTGTAGGAGGCCATCAGAAGGTGACGGTACTCGACGAGTTCAATAAGTACGATCCTGAGACAAAGGAAAACGACTATATGCTGCGTGTGGAACTGATCGATGTTGACCTGAAAACCGAGAAGTCCCTGAATGTCACCCTTAACAACCCCAACGTGGGAGGTGATTGGGATGACGATAAGATGCGCGAGCTGATACCAGATATCGACTGGAAGGATGCTGGCCTCACCGATGCAGACCTGAATATGTTCGGTGTTGACTATCTCCTGAAAACGGAGGAAGAGACCAACATCGCAAACGCCCTGGATGATGTGATGTCCGAGGTGAATGCGGAACATGAGGAAGAGCTGGAGCGTCGCAAGATGGAGCGTGAAATGGAGAAAGCTGCCAAGACCGCCCACATGAAGGACGTGAAGCAGCAGGTACGCGATCAGGCGCGCAAGCAGGCTGAGGACATGGAGGCATACGTCATGCTCTCCTTTACCGACTTTCAGGCCAAGGCCGCATTCATGGAGCGTTTCGGATTCTCACCATACGAGAAGATCGTAAAAGGAGAGCTCTTTGACGAAATGGTAGAACGGATAGAGTAGTTATACCCTGTATTCAGTTTCGAATAGATAAAAATAAACGCAAAGTCGGATAGTCATTCCTGAAAAACGTTCAGTGCGTCACCAACTCTGCATTATTTCTGCTGCAAAGATAAGAAAAAAGTAATATGATGCAAGAAATATCGAAAGTTTAACATTTAAGATATAGAGCCGAGTCAGAAGAAGAAAGTCATACAGCCAGATCATAGATCAGGCAGAGAGAATAAGCAACAGCCCCCGTGCAACAGCACGCAGGGTTAATCGTGCCAACATCGCTGCTGACAGATATACCGATAATATTGCACGTACCTCACGCTTCCGTCGTGGTGGAAGAGGTGCATACGATATAGGATTCTCTCGTCGTACCTATATGGGTATGTCTAACGGATGAATACCAAATAGATAACATCATAGATAAGAACAATGGAAGAGCAACAGCCCAAAGAAGAAAAGAAACGTCAAGGCAGAGCACCGAAGTATGACTATACAGCTCCGAAATTCCTTGAAATGATATCCGACCTCGCTAAGAAGGGGTACACGGATAAGGACATAGCTATTTCCATTGGGCTGAGCTATCAGACGTTCAGCGAAAAGAAGACGAAGTACATCGAAATAGCTGAATCTCTTGCGCGCGGGCGTTCTCAGCTGAATACGGTGGTAAGGGGTGCGTTCCTGAAAGCTGCCCTTGGTGGCCGTCTGGTGAAGAAATACTCCTACGTTCAGAAGCGTTGCGAATGTGGCGGCAAGGATCCCAACTGTCCGATATGCGACGGTGGCGGCTGGATAACCCCTGAGCAGCATCGCGTCGTAGAAGAGTACGAGCAGGCTCCGAACATCATGGCTCAGAACCGTTGGCTTATGAACTACGATGAGGAATGGAAGAAGCAGCTGAAAGGCAATGATCCTTCTGATATAAATAAGGTAGAGGGAATCGACATCGAAGTGACGTTTAACAAGAAAGAAGATCTTGATCTTCAAGATAGAAAGGGTGAAGGATGAGACTGAAAATGCAGGTGACTCCGATATTCTACAGGATGTGCCAGGCGGTTGCCACCGCTAAATACCACGTCTATGTCTTTGAGGGCGGCTCCCGTTCATCAAAGACGTATTCGTTGATCCAGTACTTTATCCACCTTGCTCTTTCTAATGAGAAGCCCCGTCGTATCACCATTCTTCGTAAGAAAGGCACTTGGCTCTACGCTACCGTTTGGCATGACTTCAAGCAGATACTCCTGACGATGGGCATCCTGAACATGGCGCAAATAAACAACAGCCGTCATGTCATTGTGATAGGAAACACCACCTTTGAGTTTGTCGGTCTCGACGATACGCAGAGGCTTCACGGTCTTACCTGTGATATATTCTGGATCAACGAGGCGATGGAGGCCAGCAAGGATGATTTCGACCAGCTTGAGCAGCGTTGTGCGGAGTTCGCCATACTCGACTACAACCCGACTGCAGAGAAGCACTGGATCTATGATAATGTCTGCAGCCGTGATGATTGCTACTTCGACCACTCTACAATGCTGGATAACCCCTTCATTCCTGAGAACATGAAGCGAAAGATCCTCTCGTATGAGCCTACTGAGTACAACTATACCAATGGAACTGTGGATATCCGTAAGTGGAAGATCTACGGCCTTGGTGAGCGTGCGAAGATCGAGGGTCTGATATTCGAGTACAAGCTTGTGCCTGAGATTCCCTTCTGGGTTAAGAAACGCTGGCGTTTCGTGGACTTCGGTTTCACCAACGACCCGACGGCCATCGGAACACTCGGATATTATAAGAACGCGATCTATATTGATGAAGAGTGCTACCGCACTCAGATGCTCAATGCAGATATCATCAAGGAGATCAAGAGCAAGCCTGAAGGTACAACCCGCAAATGCTGGTCTGAGAGTGCAGAGCCGAAGACGGTACGCGAGATCCGCAATGCTGGCATCCCCATCATAGCTACGAAGAAGGGTGCTGGCTCCGTCGTGGACGGCATACAGTTCATGCAGGGTCTGCAGATATTCATCACAGAGCATTCGGTGAACTTCATCAAGGAGTTCGACAACTATACCTGGCAACAGGATCGGGACGGCAAATGGCTCAACGTTCCAGTGGACGACTTCAATCACGGCATCGACGGTGCGAGGTACGTCTGTTTCAATGAGCTTATGGGTAAGAGAAACAAAGAGGGTGGCGGTAGTAATATCGGTGCTCTCGGACATTAACAGTATAAATAATTGGGCGATATGGGAAAAGAAGTAAAGACACCAACGACGCTTGAAGAGATACTTGCGCTTGAAGATGAAGGCCGCAAGATCGAGTATTTGAGAAAAGGGCGAAAGACCCCTCTTCCTAATGCAAAGGAACTGCTTAACGATTGGGATCCTGATCGGCATGAGATAATCACCGATACAGAGAAATATCCTAAGATCAAGATCACGACAGAGCTTGAAAAGGATGAGTATGACGAGAATGGTAACTTTGTTAGGAAGATACCAGCCAAGACGAAGGATGTTGAGCCTAACCGCGTAGCACTCCCTCTCGAACAGAGCATTGTCAATATCCATGTGGCTTTCTCCGTCGGTAAGGAGCCTAAGATGGAATGTACGCCATCAGACGATCAAGAGAAGGGTGTACTGGCTGCAGTTAAGCAGATTATGAAGAAAGTCAAGATGAAGTACCTGAACCGTAAGATCGTTCGCTCAATCTTTGCAGAACAGGAAGCTGCCCTGTATTGGTATGCTGTCCCCGATGATGGTTTCTGGGCTAAGCTGGTATCAAAGATACAGGGGCTTTTCGGTAATGTGGCTCCCAAGTACAAGCTAAAGGCCGCTATATGGTCGCCTTTCAGGGGCGATAAGCTGTACCCGTTCTATGATGAGAGTGGCGACATGGTGGCTTTCTCCCGTGAATACGAGAAGAAGGATCTTGCTGGTAAAACGATCAAATGTTTTATGACCGTTGCACCAAGTCAGGTGTTGGTGTGGGAAATCGGATCTGAGGGCTGGGTGCTCAATAAAGCCGCGTCGTTTACGCACAAGTTCCGTAAGCTTCCTGTTATCTATGGATATCTGCCAGAGGCTATCTGCAAGAAGATACGTCATATCCGTATCAGACTCGAAAAGCTCATATCTGAATATGCAGATTGCATTGACTATCATTTCTTCCCGATTCTTATGCTCTTTGGTGATCTCGATAAGCTCGATGGCGACGCACGTAACCGTATCGCACAGCTGACAGGTGATGGCGCAGATGCCAAGTACCTGACATGGAACCAGTCTGCAGAGCCTATCCGCGTGGAGTGGGAAAAACTGTACGATCAGGCTTATGATCTGACCGACACGCCTCAGATATCATTCACGAAGCTGCAGGGACTTGGTAGCGCATTCAGCGGTGTGTCTTTCCGCTTTGCGTTCATGGGTGCTCACATGGCCGTATCTAATCATGGCGAGGTGTTGGGAGAGTTTTTCCAGCGTAACACCAACTTCCTTGTGTCTGCCGTCGGTGATCTGAACAGCTCGCTTGAAAAGGCTTCAAACACTATTGATATCGAAACCGATCTCGATCCGTACATGATCGACAATGATAAGGAGAAGGTAGAGACTGCCGTTGCTGCCAAGGCTGGCGGTGTATGGAGCACCAAACATGGCGTAGCCTACTGCTCCGACTTCGGGGAGATTTCAGACGAGATCGAGGAAATCAAAGAAGAATCTGAGAATAGACAAAATACCAGCAATCAGAATAATGTTGAATGAGGTGATTAACAGATAGTTGTAAAATGTAAAACGTAAGAGAGTACGGTTGTCTGTGAAGATGGCCGTATTTTTGTGCCTTTATAGCCAGTATTTCGTATCTTGGTAAAAATCTTTCAAAAATAGCCTAAAAAATTAAGTATCTAAAAATGAGAAAGTTAGTCTCAAACGTCCATAAGGGGATATAAAGCATGAGTGTAAAGAAAAAGAGAAATTAGGGGAAATTTTCCTTTTATTTCCCTTAATTTCCCTTGATGCTATGACATTCATAAAGACATTCATAAAGACATTCATAAAGACAAAGCTTGTCTTATTTCAACAATCAGATCGTTTTTGCCATCTTTTTGCTCTCTTTTGCGACCATGAAAAGAAAGTCGCAACGGAAAGCCGAAAAATTTTGAAACGCAATGCCAAAAGCCTTAAATTTGTGACGTTTTTAATTAAAATCACATCGAAATGAACATTTACGAACAGATTTTGGCAAAGCTGCAAACTAAGTTTCAGGGTGCAGATGCCGCCACTCTCCAGCGTATCGCCACAAAGAAGTCGGAGGGTGTGACGGACGAGAGCAAGGTAGATGAGATTGTAGGCTCAGTGACCTTCTTGGACGTGATGAACAATTATGGTGATTTCCGTGCTAACGGTGCATCGGTAACTGCTAAGAAGAACGCTATTGCGGACTATGAGAAACAGTACGGCCTGAAAGACGGAAAGCCTCTCGAAGCTGGCGGTGGTGCTGGCGGTGACGGTGGTAATGGCACAGGTGGTAATGGTGACGGTGGAAACGGTGGTAACGGCAACGGTGGTAATGGAGGCCAGATCGACATGACCGCTATTGCTCAGCTTATCTCCAAAGGTATTTCCGACGGAATCAAGCCACTTACAGAGCGTCTCAACAATATGGATGCTGCTGCTGCCAAGGCTACCCGCGACGCTCAGATCGACGCTGTGGCGAAGAGCTTCAAAATCCCCGAATTTGCCTATAAGGGCAAGGAAATCCCCGCTGATGCAGACCTTAACAAGTACTTCTTGGACTTGAAACAGGAAATGCAGAACGCTGGTTTCCAGTTCTCTGCCTCCCCTGATGAGGGCGGTGGTGGAGTCAAAGACGACGTTGACGGCTTGGTAGATACCATCAACAAGGGTACTCAGGCCATCACCGAAGCTAACAAACAAAAGTAATTTAATTGTATTATGGCCGCAGGTATTAAGTACAATGTCGCCCCTCCCGTAGAGCGCGAGGTTTGCGACGAAAGCACCATCTATCGTCTCAATGACGGTGGTATGGACTTAGACAAGAGCAATCTCCCTGCAAAGGGATGGTTGCCTGAGCTGTGCCCCCTCTTCCGTGATAAGGTAGAGCGTAAGGCATACGCTTGTCTGCGTGTGAAGGTGGTAGAGGCCGCAGCCGCAGCCGCAACGTCCTTCAAGATCCAGAAGAATCCGTTCCTGTCATTCTTAAAGGAAGGTTTCTTACTCTCTGACGGTACGAATGTGATTATTGTCGCATCCGTTGATACTTCAAACGAGGCTTACGATGTTGTGAACGTAGCTAACGAGGGTCAGACTATTCATGGTGAGCCTACAACCATTCCTGCAGAGGAAGAGGGTGGTGAGCCTACAATCGTTCCTGGTGAGGATATCGTTATCCCCGCAGGTCTGCCCGCAGCTCTCGCTAAGGGTGCTATCCTCGCAGAGGCAAAGGCTGCTGACGATGCTTCCGCTAAGTTCGTCGCCAACTTCGCTTCATTCGGCTGGCGTAACATCGAGAACGAGGACAGCGTGACCTTCGTAGGTCGTGTGTTCGGCATTCTGGAGGACGAGCTTTATATCCCGTTCACCGATGCAGATAAGGCTGCCCTTGGTGATCGCTTCATGTTCATTTAATCAATAGGAGGAAAGGAATATGTTACTATCAATATCTTTACTTCTCAACAATCCGAAGATCCTGAGTGCAGTCATTGACCGCACCGTGGTATCTATGTTGGAGATGGATAAGGTCTTCTGGAAGGACTACCTCATCTATGATAAGGCAAATCCCGATGGAACCTTCAAGACATATCTCGGTACTCAGATCGGCGTTATCGCTGGTACGGTTATCGACCGTTACGCAAACAAGCCCGTCCGCAAGCGTCATGCTTTGACAAGCGGCACTGGTGAGGTTGCATGTCTCGGTGATGCCTATCAGATGGATAACACCCGTATCGAGCGTTTGGAGATCCTGATCGCAGAGTATAACGAGCAGCGCGCCGACGAAGCTCGTGCCATCAAACTGGACGATATCATCAACTTCCTTGTTGACGATGTTCGTCAGGCCATGCTCGCCCCGATGAAGCGTTTCGACCTCATGGTAGGTTCGCTCCGTTTCAACGGTAAGTGTAAGGTTGACGGCAAGGAGAATAAGAAAGGTGTGTCTATCGTTGACATCACCCTGCCGATCAAGATCGTCAAGGCCACTGTAGCCGATAAGGATAACATCCTCACATGGTTGCAGAAGGAGTTCGTAGATAAGCTCCGTCCACAGGGCTATGCTCTCAAGACCTTAGAGGTAAACCGCACCACGTTCAACAACGTGATCGCAGCTTCCGAAGAGTTCAAGAATAAGTATGTCCTGAAGTTCGGTAGCCAGGAATATCGCTATGGCGAGGTAGTGACCGTTGACATGGTTAACAACCTGCTCGGTGCTATCGACTCTCCCCTGCGCTTCAAGATCAAGGAAGAGTGGGTGCAGATCAGCGATACAGAGATGCAGAACGCAGTACCCGACTACAAGGGTTCTCTGCTGCCTGACCTCGATCCTCGCAAGCTTCTGGGCTATATGAAGTGGAAGCGTCCTCTTGAAATGACCGATCCTATCGACGGACGTACCTATGTTCCGTTCGAGCAAGGAAAGGGCTTCATTTCATCTTACCGTAACTCTGAGGGTCGCTTCTTGGAGTATGGTATGGAGGCTATTCCCGATATCGAGATCCCGAACAAGATGGCAATTGCCGACTTCACGGCATTGCAGTAAAACCTGACAGTCGCGGATGGCAACAGTTAGCGAACATATCAAGCAGCTCTTCAGCGGGTTCAATCTCCCGCTGAATGACGCTGCATTGAGTGAGATAGCCGTCAAGGGCGAGGACTTCAAGCTCACGGACGAATACACCAACGCTATCCATGCGAAGGTTATGAAGGCCGTGCTTAACTTCGCTCCTATCCTGATGCTTTCGCCCACGTCATACTCAGTCAGTGAGAACGGACATTCGAAGTCGAAAGGCTTCAATATGGATGGTTTCTTACGTTGGTACGGGCTGATGTGCAAACGTTATGGCGTGACTGACGAGCTGAACAGGGAAAGACCTAAAATCAAGTTCCTGTAATGTTGGACGAAGCACCACATATCCTGACCGTCTGCTCAGAGAAGCCTCTGGACTATGACACTTTCGGAAAGCCCATCAAGGGCTCTGGAGGTGAGTCGTGGAACCAGCACGCAGAATGCTTCTGCCATGACAATAGTCAGATGGAGCAGATATCCGTCAACGGTGAACTTTGGACTTATGCCTACCACGTTGTCTATGAGGGTGACATGGTGGCACTCGGAACAAAGGTTCAGTGTACGGACAAATCCTCTGGTGAGCTGATAGGGCATGGTGTCGTCAGGAAAATAGCCAGATGCCATTCTATCGAGTTTCAAGGACGTACAGATCTATGGCTCGAATAACGTCTGATTTCTCCGATGTGGATGACTACTTCCGCAAAGGAATCGAGGAAGTCCGAAGGACAGTCGATAAGGTAGGTCAAGATGCAGACAACTATGATGTTCAGCATGGCGACTACGTGGATCGGACGGGCACACTCCGAAAGAGCAACAGGCACGAGGTCGGCAACGATGGCAGTCTGACGCTCATCAATGATGCAGAGAGTGAGAATGGCTTCCCCTATGCTTCAAACGTGGAATCGAAAGGCTATCAGGTTAGAAGCGGTGGCGCGCTGTATGCCGAAAAGCGACTGAAAGAAATCTTTGAGAAATGATAGTAACGAACGACATAGCAGATATCCTCATCCGTGATTGCAGAGTATTCGACATCGCGGAGGCTTACAGGAAAGGCAACGTGAAGCCAGTGAAAGGTGATCGCCTGACGGCTGAGCGTATCGTCGTACTTCCAAAGCCGCAGACTCCTGGAACCCGCTGGTTGAAGGATTTCGTAGAGGTCAATCTGTGTGTGCCCGATCTCGCAGAGCGTGAGGCAGATTCCCCAAGGCTCCAAGAGCTTGAAAGGATGGCAAAGCGATATCTCCACAAGGTCACAGGCACGTATGACGGGACTCGCTACCGTTACTCAGTGGATCAGATAGATGGCACGATGTACGATGAAGATCTAAAGTGTCACTATGTTAATGTAAGAATATTATTTGAAACAATTAATGTAATTTAGTTATGGCTGCAACAAACGTTATTTTGTCGGCAATCGACATCAAGAAGCTGTATTACTGCGACCCCTCTCTGGTGACTGCAGATCTGACTGAGGCCAAGATGAAAACCCTTCTCGCCAACAGTGCCGTTAAGGAAGTTGTCAACGTCCATCAGGATACATGGTCACTTGAAGAGAGTGAGGCATCTCAGGACAGCTACCGCAACCAGCTCAACGGTGAGGTGTACCGTCGTGGAAAGAAGCAGATGGGTGATGTTGTTATGAACTTCACTATCGGCCAGTACGACTACGCCACCAAGGCTGTATTCCTCGGAGGTTCTGCTACCGCAACCTCTTGGAAGCGTTCATCTGAGCCTACGGACATCCATCTCTGTCTCATCGCTCTTACAGACGATGATCAGTATGCTGTGCTTCCGTATGCTGAGATCTCTGGTCGTGAGGCTACTACCGACGGTGCTGTCGGCCTGCCCGTAGCAGGTACGAAGATCGCTCCGAAGAACAATGCCATCGCGTCTGAGTATTGGTTTGACAAGGCTGCAGTGGACGCTGCCACTGGTAGCTAATCCCCTGTCGCAAGTGGAAGAACCGAGGGCGGTGCGGAATAGTCCGCCTGCCCTCCTTTTATTTTCTGTAGGATGAACAAAGCAGCAAAACTTGTCAGCAGTGCGATTGTAGGTGCTGACTTCGAGGTGATAGACATCAACGGCAAGGCTTACGTGTTGAAGCCTCCAACGATAAATAGGATAGCTGGTGCTGTGGCAAGGCTCTCAAAGCTCGCGTTGCCAGACAGTGCCACGCTAAAGGACATGTTATGTAATCAGGAAGATGCGACGGAGTATGCTATGGCTCTTTCTTTTCTGATACAGGAAAACTACGATCTTGCGGACGAACTCTCTCATGGTACGTTCGAAGAGGTTGTTAATGGGCTTGTGACCGCATTTGACATGATATCGGCCAAGTCTTTTTCGACTGCTGCCAGCTTGACGAGGAGCGCAAGCGTGCTGGTAGCAAAACCCCTCAGATGGTAGGAGGGCAGACCTTAGCGGGTCAGATTACGTCATTCATGGATAGCTTGCATCTGTCGTATGACGAGGTTGTGTACAGGATTCCGTACAGGATGTTGCAGCTTATGATGCGCGACAAACCCCACGAGGCTTTCGGTACGGTTGTACGCAAGATCAGCGGAAAGGAAATGGCCGCAAGAAGGAAAGGAAACAGATAAAAATTTACAGATATGCCAGTATTAGCATTCCAGATCCAAGCAGACTATGACAAGGTTATCCGTCTGCGAGAGGAAATACAGAAGTTGAAGGCAGAGATGAGTAATATGGATGCCGTCAACTCCCCTCATCAGTTTAATGTGCTTAATCAGAAGCTAAAGCAGTGTACCGTAGAGTACAATAACATAACGGAGGCAGCCGTGAAGGCTGGCGCGAAGATCGAGACTGGTTTTAAGAAGAAGATCTTCGATGCTCAGCAGGCCGTGAACGACTTCACAGAGAAGATCATTGCTCAACGATCTGTCGTCAAGGGCATAGAGGGTGATGTAAACCGTCTCGGTGAAGCCTACAGGAAAGCTACTAAGAGCTGGGACATGACGAAAGCAAACAGCTTGCTCAAAGATTATAATCAGGCAAAAACAGTACTGAATGAGGAAAGAGGTGCGCTTTTCGAACTGACGCAAGAACGTGCAAAGGCTCAGCTTGGCGTTAAGAAACTCCGAGAGGAATACCAGCTGTTTGCGAAGGATTCAGGTGCAAGCAGTTCCATCCTTGCTAAAATGAAGAGTGAGATCATGGGACTTGGCGCGGGTATGCTTGCAGGCTTCGGTCTGAAAGAGCTCGGTGCTGAGATCGTCCGTGTAAGGGGTCAGTTCCAGCAGGCAGACACAGCCATACAGACGTTGTTAGGCTCAAAAGAGCGTGCAGATGAGTTATTGTCTAAGGTGCGCCAATATGCGAAGATAAGCCCTCTGGAGTTCGGAGATATCACAAAGGCCACACAGATGATGCTCGGTTTCAATATCGAGGCTGAGAAGGTGCCTGGCTTCATAAAGGCCATCGGTGACGTGTCTATGGGCGAGTCAGGTCGTTTCAACTCCCTTACGCTTGCATTCTCTCAGATGTCTGCTACTGGTAAGCTCATGGGTCAGGATCTCTTGCAGATGATTAACGCTGGCTTCAATCCGCTTACTGTCATGGCAGAAAAGACTGGTAAGTCTGTTGCTCAGTTGAAGGAAGAAATGTCGAAGGGTGCGATATCTGCAGAGATGGTTCAGCAGGCGTTCATCGATGCCACCTCCGCAGGCGGTAAGTTCTACAATATGTCTGAGAATGCCGCTAAGACGATCAACGGCCAACTGTCTATGATGCACGATGCCCTCGATGCTGCCATGAATGATGTTGGCAAGGCTTCCGAAACCGTTATTGTCGGTGCGATATCAGGCGTTACCAAGCTGATAGAAAACTATGAGACTGTCGGGCGCGTCTTGATGGGACTTGTTACGACATACGGAACATATCGTACAGCCGTAGCACTCGTTACCTATGCAGAGAACGGCCATACGCTTGCTATGACGTTGGCGAGGGCTCAGATACTCCTTACACAAAAGGCTCAGGCTTTGTTGAACGCCACCATGCTTGCAAACCCGTATGTTCTTGCAGCAGTCGCACTTGGCGGTCTTGTTGGTACTTTGATTGCCACCTCTGACGGAATGAACGCATCCGAGAGGGCACAGAAGGATTTCAATGCAGCTATCGACGAAGGTACTCAGAAACAACAGGAATATAACGCTGAGGTTGAAAAGGCTATCTCAACGGCTAATAACGATACAGCCGCTACCAAAGATAGACGAGACGCTATGAATCTCCTTATACAGCGATATCCAGAGATTATTCAAAAATATATCGACGAAGAGGGTCATTTGAAGAATATTCTCCAATTGAAGCGTGAGATTGCTGCTATTGACGGCCAGCGTACCTACGATAACCTGAAAAACACTGCACAGCGTTACAAGGACGCAGCCGAGGCCGCACGCCTGTTGATTAACGGAAAGAAGCTGACTGATGAACAGCAGAAATTGTTGGATGAGGTGAAGCAAGAGTATTTCGACAAGAATAACTGGCAGGCGAAAGCTCTCTTTAAGAACTCCGACCTGTTAGACTATACCGAGCAGATGTCTAAGGACTATAAGAATAAGGCTGATCGTACCAACACGGAGAATAACATCAAGAAATATCAAGAAACGATTACAAAGTTCAGTAAGGATCGGCTTACGAAGTTGCAAACCATCTTGCAGGCTGCCAAGACTAAGGGAAATAAGGTCGCACTTCCGAATGTCGCTGGACTTGGCGGCCTTGTGCTCAATCAGGCTGATATCGCAAACCTTGATACCTATGTCGGTGGACTCCTGAAAGCTAAGGATGATACCGTCACAAAGAAGACTCTTTCAGACCGAAAGAAAAAGCTGCAGGCCGAACTTGATGCCCTTTCCTATGAGGCTGCTGCAGGAAAGAAGGGCGCAGATCTGAAAAAGAAGATTGAAGAGATCGACAAGAAACTCAATGTCTATTCTACCAGCAAGAAGGGTGGATCTAAGACAAACACAGAGGAACAAACGGAGAGTATCAGCAGACAGCAGAAACTTGCTCAGGCTCGTGCTGCCAAAGATCTCGAATTTTCTACCCGTGAGGCCGAGATAAAGGCCATGAAGGAAGGTATGGCCAAGCGTCTTGCACAGATTGAGCTGAACAAGGACAAGGAGATGGAGGCCATTTCCCGCTCTTATGAGGATCTAAGGATAAACCGCATCAACGAGGCAAAGAAACTGTGGGATGCCGACCCGAAGAACAAGGGAAAGAACTTCTACGACAGTGAGGCCTACAAGTTCGCCTCTGCCGAGGACAGGTACACGGCTGGCGAGAAAACCAACAAGGCGGAGCGCGAGAAGGCCGTACAGGCTGAGTATGTCGATAGCATAACCAAGCTGACTGACGAGTACCAGACGGCCATCGACCAGCGTGCAGAGAAGTACAAGAAGTACAACGATGACATAGCTGCCATGACGGATCTCCGCAACAAGGCAGAGATGGCTGGCAATGCAGAGGCCGTGAGAGGTCTTGAAGAGCGTATCAGGCTGGCTCAGATGCTCCGTGACCTGTCCGTTTTCGACGAGGGCGAAGAGAACTATGCGCTCAAATACGGAACATGGTCAGAGAAGCTTCAGGCCACCAACTCGAAGTATGAGCGCATGATTGCCAAGGCGAATGCCGAGAAGAACACAGGCCTTGCCAAGTCACTGCAGAAGGAGTGGGAGGAAGCCGTGTCCGAACTCGATATTGACAAGCTGAAGGAGCAGATCAACTGGGATGTTGTTTTCGGCAACATGACGAGCGTTTCCAAGAAGAAGCTGAAAGAGGTGAAGAAGCAGATGGATAAGTTCCTCACGTCGCCCCAGTTCAAGAAGATGACACCCGAGAACCAGAAGGTGCTGACGGACGCATTCAGCAAGATCAGGGAGCAGCTTAGCGAGAGGGGAGGTATCTTTGAAGGCCTGATAGAGTCCACGCGCAACTATACTACTTCACTCGAAGAGCTGGAGGAAGCCACCAACAAGTACAATGAGGCCGTCCAGAAATTCGGTGAGGACTCCAAGGAGGCGCAGGCTGCCCTGAAGGAGAAGAATGCCGCTGAGCGTAACAATATCCAGAACGAGGACGACATGAACAAGAGCCTCAACAGCACGATCAACAAGGTACGAACCATCTCCAACATGGCAAAGACGATGGCCAACGCTGGCAATGATGCCGTGGGTGCTATGGGCAGTGTCTTTGAGACGCTTGCCGTCATGCTTGGCGACAAGGGCGGCTGGGCTTCCATCATAGCGGGTATTCTCGAAATCCTGAGTTCTATTGGTACGGAGGGTATCTCCAACTTCGTAGGCGGCCTGTGGACTGGTGTCTCAAACGCCCTGTATGGTATCAATGAGTGGAACCCGTTCGCCCATATCTTCGAGGATGGCACAGTCCTCGGTGATTTCTTCAACGCAAACCTTATCAAGCCTGCAGACTATAAGGCATACAATGAAATGAAGGCCAAATACGAATCCCTTATACCTGTATGGGAGCAGCTGATTGATGCGAAGAAGAAATATATAGCCATGTCCTATGGCGCGGAGGCTGTCTTTGCAGAGAAGGAGGCTGAGCGGATCGTACAGAGGGAGATAGATGCTTACCGAAGCCTCGGTAAAGAGAGGCTGAACGCTGGCGTGTCCGTAGGCTCCCATTCTATCGGTGTCCGCATAAGACAGGACATGAACGATAGCGACTGGAGGAAAGTTGCCGCATCACTCGGAAGGTCAACGGACAACTGGGCTGGACTCGGTGGCCGACTCGAAGGACTGTTCGACCTGACTACCGAAAAGCTTGAAAAGCTCCGTAACGATGCCCCTGAGTTCTGGGCTAAGCTTGATACGGAGGTGAGGGAATACCTCGACAATATCATTGAGGGTGCATCAAAGATCGAATCGATCCAAGACAAGCTGAACGAGAAGATGACATCCACCACCTTCGATGCCCTGAAGAACTCGTTCGCAGATGCCCTGTATGACATGGAGGGCACGGCAGAAGAGCGCGGAAAGAAGATCAAGGATGCACTCTTCAAGTCCATCGTCGATAACTACATACTCGGAAAGGACTTCGACAACTGGCTTGACGGCTTCTACAAGAAATGGGCTGAGAAGATAGGTGCGCAGTCCATGTCATCTTACGACTGGAGCGAGTACACGAAGGAATATAACGAGATGCTTGAAAAGAAGATCGCAGAGCGCGACAAATGGGCTGCATCTGTGGGCTATACTGGCAAAAGTGGTAGCTCAGATCAGACTACAACAGTCTCGATGGCTGAAAAAGCCACTTACGATCAGTTTGAAACTTTCCTTGGTATTGCCACAGCACAGCAGATTGCTCAGGAGCATATCAAGGATATGATTAGTGGCATAACTGGTGATGGCCTCTCTCTCACTAATATGAACCTCGAACAGATGCTTTCCCTTACGGCTTCACAATATGATATAGTCAACGACAGCCGCGATCTGCTGGCAAAATCATATCTCGAACTACAGGAGGCCAACGAGCACCTTGGCAAGATTGAGAAGAGTGTAGATACTATCAACAACAACGTGAGTGAGACAAGAAGGATTATTAACGACAGATTGTAAAAAATATGGCAGACCTTTTAATAAACGGAAAGAATGCCCTGTCAGAATGGGGCGTGAGAATGGGTGACGGATTCCTGGATGCTCTTTGGGAGCTTGCACCTTTGAAGGATTACATCACTAACGATAGTACGCTTGAAGATGGTGTGCAGTACGAGAACAGAATCCCGAAAGTCAACGAGCGTAACGTATCGCTGACCTTCACCATCGAGGGCAGTAGTAAGTCTGATTTCCTTAATAAGAAAAAGGCTTTTCAGGCTGAGTTGTATGGTGGCGACGTGGCGATCTGTGTACCGTCAGACAGCGATAACGTGTACCACCTGAAATATAAAAGCGGTGTTTCTTACGCTCAGAATCTCACTCGTACCTTCTGCAAGGTTGCTGCGAAATTCACGGAGCCGAAACCAACGCCAGCTGGTAGGGTAGAGAACCCATCCGATGACATTGTAATGATATCCTGAAAGTCATTATTTGCGACCTAAAAAAGATAGTCGCAAACGTGGAAGGGCAGACTTATGATGTCTGCTCTTTTTTTATGAAATTTGCAGAGATAAATTTCTATATCGATGAATATCTACGGAATCGACGGGCAACCGATTATCACCAACATCAGACTCAATGCAAATTGCAAGCATGAGGAAGAAATGATGAAGAGCAACTTCGTAAAGTTGTCTTTTCGTCATAGTAAGAAGCGCGAGCTTCCTATCGGTGCATACGTCGTAGTGGATGGCATCAAATACTTTCTTCTCGATCCTTATCTGCCCACACAGCAGAAAAATGACAGATTCCAATATGAACCTGAGTTCCAGCATCCTATCATGTGGCTTGGTAAGCTGCCGTTCATCCATAAGCAGGGTGACACGACATCTTGGGCTACGACGGTAAAGAAATATGTGTGGAGCTTCACGGGATCGCCTACGACGCTCGCCAACGAAGTGGCTATCTATATCAATTGGCTTGGATCTGTCTATCCTCAGTTCGCAGAGGCCATAGGCACCGAGTGGACTGCAAGGGTCATCGGTGATTTACCAGCTACGGAGACGTTCAATTTTGAAAGCGTTGACATATTGTCTGCTGCTGCAGAGATGGCTAACGTATGCAACTGCGAATATCACTTCGACTATGTTCAGCGTGTTTTCTATTTCGGTGAAGTAGGCTTTCTCCGTGCTGGAGATTCAAAGCCTGTCCTGAAAAGCGGTAAGAACGTCGGCATTGCATCTATAACCCAATCCAAAGAGCCATATTACAACTGCTTCGTGGTAAAGGGTGGTACTCGCAACATATCACAGGTGTCACCAAGTGGCGATAACGTTCAGGTTACTGAGCGTCTTTCCCTTGATAAGAGCAAATACCCTGACAGCATAATCGATATCCGAGAGGGTAACGGTGAGCCTATGCTTGTAAAGGAGATGCTTTTCGATGACATCTACCCGAAGATGCAGCTGTACATCTATCAGCCGAGAGAGCGTCTTTGCTATCTGCTCGACTCAGAGACAGGCGAAAAGGTTCCAGATCCGAATGATCCTACAGGCTATAAGACCTACGCGAAATGGTATATCCGTCTCGCATACCTGAAAGATGGAGAATGGCATGACTACACCATCAATCCAGATACGGATCTCATCAAGGATAAGCCGCTCTCCCTCGTATTCCAGCCGAACTATGATTCAGATGAGTTTACGTCACCACTGATCGGCAGGGAGTTCGAGCTTGTGTACTTTGATAAGCAGACGAAAGAGAAAGAAGATGACGACGTGAATCCTGACGGTTATACGGCTCAGGCTGGCGAGTACAGGATCGTGTTCGTCGAAGGTGATATCATACTTCCCACAACGAGCCGTAGCGGGCTGAACCCGAAAGGCTATGACTATCCGAGTACAGAGAATAACATCGTCACCCTGTTCAATATTGTAGTGGATGATGTGTATAAGGAGATAGCAAGTAATGAGCTCGAAGAGGCTGGTTTGAAAGCCATCGCAAGGTTGAAGAAAGATCTCAATACTTATACGTTCCCGACAAATTCTGCCTATTTCGAGAAGTTTAGCCCCTCTTTATATGTAGGTCAGGCAGTCACCTATGACGACGGCCAAGACCTTAACAATGGCGGTACTTCCTATCGTCTCGATACCCATATACGCAAGATCGTAACAAGGCTCGATTGTCCTGAGTGCGTAGAGATATCCATAGGAAACGAGCAGATAAAGGGCACTGTTTCTTCATTGCGTGATAAGGTAGAATCTCTCGCAGGCGGGCTTATTGCTGGCCTTACAGAAGAACAGTTCGAAGAGCTGCTTACCATGTACGGCTCAAAGCATTTTCTTTCTAAGGAGTACAACGATATCGCACAGGGAATTATCACGTTCCTGAGAGGCGCAAAGTTCGGATCGTTCGTGAAGGGCGAGAAAGGTGCCCTCATCAATAATACTGGTGATGGTGAGTTCCGTAGGATCCTGACTCGCGGACTGGCTACGCTGCAGGAGCTTTTCGTCAAAGGCGATGCTGTGTTCAATCAGAACCTGTCAAGTCCTGACTTCATCAGCGGTTTCCCCAACGGCACAGGATGGGCACTGCAGAAGAAAGAGTTTATCAATTCCGCAGGCGAGGTTGAATACAAATACGTCCTCGAATGTGACGGTGCGAATATCAGGGGCTCGCTGAGAGTGTACGAGTTCATCATATCGCAGCTGCTTGGTGAGAACGACAACCGCATTTTTACCGCCATGCTGGAGGTACACCACTACGACCCCGAAACTGGTAAGGTGTGGTTGAGAACCAATGGCGGCAAGTTCTATATGCCGTTCCGTGTGAACGACTGTATCATGGTTGCCCAATATCAGCCAGGCGGTGACGTGATGAGTGGAGGTGACGGTTATATCACCAAAGACTATGAGCTGCTGATTACCGAAGTAGGAACTGGTGGAGAAGTCGATGAAAACGGTGATCGTCTCGATTGGGTGAAGTTCACGAATTTCTCTACGATGATGACGGGAGCGACACCTGAGACACTGATAGCAGACCACGATACTTTCTGCCGTGTCGATAACCTCACTGATCCAGAGCGTAAGGGTATCATTCAGATGATTACCGTCGGCACGAATGCCCCATACATGGATATCATCTATGGAATGAAAACCGATCCTGACGGGGCTCTGAAAGGCCGTCTTGGTAACTTGCAGGGCATCCATCACCACCTGTTCGGGTGGCTGCAGGAGTTTGGCGAGTACCTTATCAACGCCTACATCGTCGGTGACGTTCGCCTGCGTCGTACTGGAGAGAGCCTTGATACAGCCGTAGAGATATTGAAGGGGCTGATTGCCTCTAAGATTGCTGAGACAGTCTTTGAAGTGACCGATGATGACAACTACCTGAGAAATGCCGAGTTTACGGAGCTTGACGAATATGGCAAGTTCAGAGACTGGACTACGACTGGCGACAATGTGAATTTCTTCACTTTGGATGATTCGCCCGTAGTTTCATCTTTAGGTACGCTGGCAGATGTCAGGTCGTGCGTTAAGACCGAAATGATTGATGGCCGTCAGGTGCTCCACATCGCAAATGGCAGCATCAGGCAGTTGCATTCGGTGATGAAAGCACCGACTACGCATAAGGAGTACGACAATCCGAGTACGGATCAGACAGACACCTATAAGACTGTCCGAGACACCTTGTTTGTCGGCTGCAGGATCAGATGTATCAAGGGCGGCACGCTTTCAATCGGTTTCCCTGAGTCAACGATGACCGAGCAGGGTGCCATCAACGGACGGACGATGGTAATCGAAAGGAGCAGCGAGTGGCAGACCATCGAAGTGTCAGGCACATGGGACGGGCAGAGTGATTTTGTACTTTCCTTTGATGGTGAGTGCTATATCACCTCGCTTTCAATGACTGACGAGCCGCTGAGTAACTTCAAGGTGGAATACTCCACACAGATACAGCAGACATCAAGGAATATATCTTTGATCGCCAGTCGTACCAGTACAAACGAGACGAACATCGCAAGGATAGATGTTACTGCCAGACAGATTCAATCTACCGTAGAGAGTAATTACAACTCCCTCGACGGCCGTATCACCACCAACACGTCTAAGATCACGCAGACTGCTAATGCTATCCGTCAAGAAGTGAGTGAGTCGGTGGATGGTATAAATTCACGTGTAGGTACATTGGAAACGAGGTCTGATAGCATCATGGCAAAGGTTCAGGCTATCGAAGGAAACTACGTCACACAGGCAGAGATGGGCATCTATATCAAAGATGAAGATGGTGTGCTCATCAGTCATGCGAAGATTCTTGCAGATAACCTTGATTTCCACTTCACGAAGAATGTTAGCTTCTATGCGAATGGCACGGAAGTAATGAACCTCAATACTGCAGGTAATCTATGGATCAAAGGCGAATATAAAGGAGGTAACATAACAGGAATTATCACCATTGGTACAGGAACCAACAAAATGTACATTCAACCTAATGCAAATGGGGGTGCCAATCTGATTGGTATGCGTGGCAGTACCGAGGTTATCAACCTTGGTTTTGATGGAGGAAGTGGTGCTACGACTGCTTCAAATGGTATTCTTACATTGGGAGAAAGTTCAGGTCTTAGGACTGAGATTCATTCACATTTTATTCGTATTCAACGTGGTAATACCAGTTCCGATAACATGGCAACGTTATGGGACGATTATTTGGTTTTTGGTGTGGCCTCACAAGCATTAGGAATCATTCTTGGATCAATCTATAAAAATGGAGTTAAAAAGATTCTTCTTAGTGCTCCGATTAGTCAATGGCCATCACTCAATGAAGTGAATGTAGGCGAAATGTATTTAGATAACGGAGTAATGAAAGTAAGAACATCATGAAGATGAAGAAGATATATAACAAGATCATTCCCTTCAAGGGTTTCACCGCATTGACAGTGTGGCCGTTCATCTTTGTGCGCTTTGGCAAGACACTGACAAAGAGGGGAGAGCGTCACGAGACGACCCATGCCAAACAGCAGATTGAAATGACTGTTGTAGGTCTCTTCCTTGCCCTCTTCATGTTTCTGTTCGATTGCGGTTGGTACTCGCTGATCCCTGTTGGTCTCTTCATTGAGTTGTACTGTCTTGAATGGCTTGTTAAGCTCCCGTTATGCGGCTTCTGCATAAAGAAGTCATACCTCAGTATCAGCTTCGAGCAAGAGGCTTACGACCATCAGGATGAGGTCTATTACAACGAAGTGCGAAAGGATTTCGCATGGCTTAGATATTTATTCACTATAACGACGATGGAAATATGAAAGTAAATCTGAATGTCCCTTTTGTAGACTACAAAGGAAATCCTATCAAGGATGAGAAAGGTAATGTGACGATCATTGCCGACATGGTGGCCGAGTCCCTTTTCACACTCGCAAAGATCGATGACAAGAGGATCGAGCCTGCTCAGATGGTCGAGTCTTACAAGCTCGCCCGACGTATCGTAGAAAAGCCGGATGAGATCGAGCTGTCAGCAAAGGAGATTGCCTTTATCGAGGAACTGATGAGCAAGATTCTCGTTGTCGGCTGCTACGGCCAACTCTATGAGATTTTGGAAGGAAATGTATAACCCCATAAAGTAACAGAATTATGAGAAAGATTAGTGAAACTGGTGTAGAGAAATACACCGAAGAGATTGGAAACAGCGGTCTTGTTATGAACATCCGTGTAGAGACAACTGCAGACGGAAAGAAGGTGAACGCTCCCGTTAAGCGTGCAGACAAGACGGTGGCCTGCCTGACCCGTGAGACTGATAAGAGCGTATTCCTCAGCATCAACAGTGACGCGAACCTGTCAGCAGAAGAGTTTTCTTCATTGTTCAGCAAGTCAGTAAGCGTGCTCAACGAGCTTGCAAGCGTGACAGTTGAGCCAGAGGAAGACGAGGACGAGAACCAAGAACAGGAGTAACCCAACAGTATTCGGCTTATGATATATCCTACCACTGAAGAAGAGAAGCGGGCGTTCTATGCTGCTGCATTGCCTGGTTTCCTCGAATACCTCCGATCGCACATGTCAGCCATCGAACAGGTTGAGCTGGCATCGACGCGAGAGGGCATCGTGTCGTTTCCCGCGACACAGATTCTCGGTGGTGTACAGAAAACCGTCCGCGTTCCTCTCTCGTTGCTGACAGCCGAGGTGGATGCCAGCGTAGCCGATCTTGTTGCAAAGGCGAACTATGCCAAGCAGCAGGGAGACTATGCCAAGGATCAGGCCGAGCAGGTCTATCAGGCTGGTGTCTATGCAGAGGCTCAGGGAGACTATGCACTGACCCAAGGAAATGCCGCCCAAGCAACTAAGAACCTGATCGTCAGCTGGTACAATCCGTTCCGTGATGACGTGGAGAGTTGGGCTACTTCCGCACAAGCTGCAGAGGCACAGCGTCAGGCTGCCGAGACTGCACGACAGCAACAGGAGAGCCTACGTGTCTCTGCCGAGGCGTTACGTCAATCCAAGGAGCTGGAGCGTCAGGCTGCAGAAAACTACAGGCTGGCTGCAGAACTCGAACGACAGGCCGCTGAACTTGCACGCTATAACGCTGAGATCAACCGTGTTGCCGCAGAGGTTCTAAGGAACACTCAGGAACAGGTTCGACAAGAAAACGAAAGTCAGAGGCATACGGCTGTCAACAGGGCGATAGCTGAATCTAATGAGGCTACTGCTTACGCAAGGGAAGAAGGAGACTATGCTAAGAACATGGCGGAGCATCCGTCTTACATCGCTGACGGTACACCTGAGAAGCCTGGCGATCTGAACTATAACTATTCATGGGACTACGAGCATCAGGAATATGTGCGTGGTAACTACATGAAGGGTGACGATCTGGATTTCGACGCTCTCAGCGAGACGGAGAAGCAGCGGCTCATCAACAACATTCTGGCACAGCTCATTGAGGTGTCGCAACAGGATGCCGCAGCCATTTGGAATAATTATGTATTTGAAACAACGGATTTATGAAGAAGAGTAAGAAAACAGTCGTAATCAGGGTGAAGAAAGTAGCTCCGAAACGGTTCCAGATCGAACAGCGAAGACGTTTCCTGTTTTGGCAT